CCTGGCCCGTTTGACCCATCTGATGATTACCCTGCCGCTGAGTTGGTAAAACAAACTTTTGGTTTTGGTTCTTCAGTGAAAGTTATTCCAGAAGAAGCAAAAGGTAAACAGACAATGATGGGTGGTAACTATGCCGCAACATCTGACTCAAGGTTCAGTGAGATGATTGAATATTTTCTTGGTCACAGTTTCTACGGTGCTGTTCCAATCCACGATAGAGTTGAATAGGACAATGCATCCGTAGCTCAGCAGGATTAGAGCAACGGTCTTCTAAACCGTAGGTCACAGGTTCGAGTCCTGTCGGATGCGCCAATAAAAGGGGGAACAATTCGTTCCCCCTTTCTGTATAAATAATCTAATAAAGGATTGTTTTAATATGCAGAATTTTTTAGGCAGAGATGGTTTCATCTGGTTCACTGGTGTCGTTGAAGATAGAGATGACCCAGACAAACTTGGTCGTGTTCGTGTTCGTTGTGTTGGATATCACACAGACGATGTAGAAAAAATCCCAACATCAGATTTACCTTGGTCGTGGGTTATGATGCCTACTACAACTAGTTCAATGGGTGGACTAGGTGAAGGTATGCCTTTCATTGTTGAGGGTAGTTGGGTTGTTGGTTTCTTTCGTGACCCAGACCAATTGCAAGAACCAATTGTTATCGGAACATTGCCTGGCATCCCATCTGAATCTCAAACAGTTGATAAAGGTTTTAATGACCCTCGCAATGAGGGTGCAACCCAGAGTGAAGAATTATATACATACAAACCAGACTATGGGCCATATCCATTAAGAACTGAAGACAGTGATGTATCCAGACTTGCAAAGAATGACCCAAATAATATTCATCCAGAGATTGAAGAACGTGATGGTGCGGTAACTGAAGAAGTACCTACCGCAAACGAGAAAAAGATTCTAGGTGATGCAGATTTCACTGTGGATATTGCATCAACATGGACAGACAAACTAGCAACAAATACTGACCTTACCGCTGTTACATGGAAAGAACCAAAGACCACGGATGATTCTATTCGTGGTGCAGACGCAGAAGGTCGCAACCCAGAAACAAAAGAAGATAGGGTTGCTCCTTACAAGAGAAGAAACACCGAATATCCATACAATCGTTCCTTTGAAACAGAGAGTGGACACATCGTTGAGTACGATGACACACCTTATGCGGAAAGAATATATCAGAAACATAAAAGTGGCACATTCACAGAGATTGATGCAGACGGAAACAAAGTCACCAGAGTAGTTGGACAGAACTATGAGATAGTTGCTGGTAGTAACTTCTGTAATATTAAAGGTGATGTCAATCTTACAATCGACTCAAACTGCAAAACTTATATCAAAGGTGATTGGGATATTCAAGTTGACGGAAACAAGAATGAAGTTGTCAAGGGTAACGTAACAGAATCATTTGGAACTAATGTTGTTCTGAATACACACTCGACAACTCTAACAGGATTTAGAACCAAAACAATTCTTGGTCTTGAAAACGAAAACGTGGTTGGTGCTGTTGCACATATCTACGGTGGAATCAAAACAGAAACAGTTGCCGGAAATGTTATCGAAACATATAGTGGTAATCAAACCACAGCGGTTTCTGGTAACGTGGATATTGATGCCTCAAGAATTGATTTGAACTAGGAGATACTATGCCCGCAGTAACAAGAGTAGGATTGGATAGTCATGTAGGTCATGCAAGTCCTACACCAAATCCATTTCACAAAACAGCATATGCGTCTGGTTCTGGTGATGTGTTTACGAATGGTGCATCGACAACTAGAATTGGTGATGTAACTTCGTGTGGTGACCCAGCAACAGGTGGTAGTGGAACTGTTTTTGTAAACGGTATTGGTGTTCATAGACAGGGTGATGGAACTGGTGGACATGGTTCTTGGGTGCCAAATGCATCTGCATCTGGTTCACCAAATGTTTTTGCTGGTGGATAAAACAGACTAAATAATACAAAGAGAGATAACGATGGCAGTACAATCCGCATACAGAGATGCACAATCGACTAACGAATCAAGTCGTAGTGTAAAGGTATACAAAGATTTAAATCTTAATTTTACAAAACATCCAGTAAAAGGAACACTGACTCCTTTGACTGATGTTGCTGCTGTAAAAAGAAGTGTACGCAATCTTGTAATGTACAACCATTATGAAAAACCTTTTCATCCAGAAATTGGTTCTGGTATTAGAGCAATGTTGTTTGAGAATATGACTCCGTTTATTTCTAATTCGTTGCGTAGAATGATAGAAGACACAATAACAAATTTTGAACCAAGGGTCAGGCTTGCCGAGGTTGCAGTTAACCCAAACTTTGATGACAATCAGTATGAGGTAACAGTAGAGTTTTATATAGAAAATTCTCCCTCAGAACTTGTTGATATGTCATTCAACTTAGAGAGAATACGATAATGGCAACCACAGATAAAAGATTAAATGTAACTGACTTGGACTTTGATGATATCAAATCAAATTTAAAAACATTCATGCGTAACCAAGATGAGTTTACGGATTATGATTTTGAAGGTTCTGGTATCAATGCATTGTTAGATGTACTTGCGTATAACACACACTACCTTGCAATGAATGTTAACATGGCTGCAAATGAAATGTTTTTGGATACCGCATCTGTTCGTGCGTCAGTTGTTTCTCATGCAAAGACTTTAGGTTACACACCAAACTCAGTTCGTGCTCCATCTGCGACAGTCGATGTAAAACTAAACAATTTCCCATCAACAACGACAACTGCTCTTATTCCAAGAAACACAGTATTCACTGCAAGTGTTGATGACGTATCATATCAATTCCGCACATTGTCAGATTATCAAACCACGGTTGTAAACGGCATCCTATCCTTTTCCAATGTTCCCATTCATGAAGGTACTATGGTTAAGAACAGATATGTTGTTGATACAAAAAATGTCGAACAGAAATTTAAGTTGACAAATCAAAACGCAGATACCACTTCTTTAAAGGTAGAGGTTTACTCTGACGCATCTGTTTCATCTTTTACAACGTATACACTTGCAACCGATATTACTAAAGCAGGGTCTACCGCAAATGTTTATTTCTTACAGGAGTGTGACGATGGGCAATTTGAAATTTACTTTGGTGATGGTATTGTTGGTCGTGCATTGTCTGATAACAATGTGGTGGTTATGGAGTATCTTGTAACTAATAAGACCGCAGCAAATGGTGCAAAGAATTTTTCAACAACCTCTGCAATCTCTGGTGTTACTGATGTTTCCACAACAACAGTGTCCGTTGCATCTGGTGGTGCAGAGAGAGAATCCATTCAGTCTATCAAGTTGAATGCTCCTCTTGATTATGCGGCACAAGGTCGTGCGGTTACCCCAGAAGATTACAAGACAATCATTCCAAAGGTTTACGCAAATACAAAGTCGGTACAGGTATGGGGTGGAGAAGATAACTCAACTCCTGTCTTTGGTCGTTCATACATTTCAATCGTTCCAACTTCTGGTTCTATTACTGCTTCTGCAAAGGAACAAATTGTAAAAGACTTGAAGAACGAATACACGATTGCTTCTGTTACACCTGTTATCGTTGACCCAATTACAACTTCAGTAAGACTTGGGGTTACATTCAAATACAATAAAAAGAATACAACAAAGACAGCAGAAACATTGGTGAGTAATGTTACCACAACATTGCAAAACTATGATACAAACAACTTACAAAAGTTTGATGGTGTATTTCGACATTCGCAACTTACAGGTTTAATTGATGATACGGATGAATCTATTCTATCAAACATTACGACTGTTAAACTTGGACAACTATTTACGCCCGCTCTAAATGTAAATACAAAATATGAATTAGAATTTAATAACGCAATATACAATCCGCACAGTGGTCATGCATCAGCTGAGGGTGGAGTTCTTTCATCTACTGGATTTACAATTTCTGGTGATGCAAATGAGATGTTCCTTAACGATGACGGTAACGGTGTAATCAGAATGTTCTACTACACAGATGGAACAACCATTACATA